TTGGCGAGAAAAAAAGTGACTATAATATATCACAACACTCAGGAAACCGAAAAGATGAATTTACAAAATTCAAATACCACTATAGAAATATTAATAAAAGAAATAAAGAAGTTAATGTTTCAATTGAAGATTTAAAACAAGTATGGGAATCCCAAAATGGGATTTGCCCTTATTTGGGGATAAAACTACAAATTAATAGTTATGGTAAAATAAAAAAAGACCCTATAACTTCTGCGTCATTAGATAGAATTGATTCATCAAAAGGCTATATTAACGGAAACATTCAATGGATTTCTCGGGCAATCAATCACTTAAAAGGTGATATGCCAGAAAATGAATTACTTAAAATTTTTGATTTAATTTTTGAAAAAAGAAAAGGGTCCAATTAAGGACCCTTTCCAATGGTGGAGGTGGCGGGACTCGCTCGAATCAAAGTATTTCTACGATGTGTGGACTATATCATCATCTCAAATGAGATGTCGGACGCTATTGTGGTATTACGGTAGAAGCGTCTACCACCCACTAGTCTCTGCACCTTCCTGTTCCTACCAGGCTTGGCTCAGGATTGACATATCCCGAAGGACTTAGTTTTCCCTGAATTCATCCGATTTTTAATTCAACATCACTGTTGAATGGGTCCGATTTGAACCCGCGTCTTGCTCAGTCTACCCATAAGGGACTACATGCTTAGGTCAGGGTTTGTTTAACCCTCCGAAATATTTGGTTCCAATTTTTCCATCGTCACCAACAACTGTGGGGTGTTCACTTAAATCGGTAGAACACCAAACGGTACCTCCATTTCTTTTTGGGTAGAAACCACACCTTAAAGACTTCTGTTTCTAGGTTATATGTCCATCGACCCAATTGTCACTATAACTTACGCTACAGTCACTTCCTCAGTACGTAGGAGACCTACAGCCTGAAGCTTTGCAAAAGTGTTGCCACTTAAAAATTATCCCCGTGTATTAAAGTGATAGAGAACGTCTCACTGCATGCCCCCGATGACTAATCCTGCCAATCGATACCAAGGCACCCCCATTATTTCAAAGAACATTGAAATCACTTTCGCCCCCTGTATAGACTTTCGTCAGATGCTTAAGGTCAGCCTTAACTATTAAGGGAGCCACCTGTGATTTCAATACTACAAATATAAATATCATTTTTATTATAAACAAGTATTTATATGAATATGTCAAAGTTAAAACTCAAGAAACTTATTTTGTCTGAACAGAGTACAAACGATTTTTTAACACTTATGAAAGTTAAGTTGAAGAAAATCGACCCTTCTGATGCAACATTTCTTGATGGTGATAAGATAGATGATATTGACGATACTAACGTATACTTAAAATACGATTCATATACTAATTTTTTAGAAGACATTTTTGACGATAGTGAAGGTAATGTTTCGAGTTGGATGTGGGCGTGGCACCAACCATATAGTTATGAATGGTATGATTGTTACAACTCTAAAGAAGATTGGGATAACGGTTATATATTTCCATATGCATTTACTGAAGAACAGGTATTGAAAATTAAAGAAATTATAAGTTATGTTAGTCCTGAACTGATAAAATGTTTTGGAGAAAACAAAAGTAGTATAACATCCGATTGTGTAGAAAAAATAACTGAAGAGTTAGGAAAACTTGAAGACTTTAGGGACTTAACTGAGGAACTTTATTGTACGGCCGAGGACTATGCGATAAGTAGTGCCATGGAAAAATATACCGATAGACTTTTTGACAAAATTAAACAAGAATTACCATATAAAAATAGTTACTACGGTAGTGAAGAAATATCAATTCCAATTGATAACATTATTGCTATGTACTCAAAAAGAGGTGAAACTAACTTGAGTATCATTGACATAATTAAAAAACATTATGAAAGAGATAATGTTATCGATGACTTTAATACTAATCCTCAGGAGGTTGCTTGGAATATAGGAAAAGATGAGGAAGCATTTAGAAGTGAGTGGGATAGTAGAATGGACACTATTTTGGATAATGTACTTGAAAAAATCCAAGAGGGTGAATACGATATTGATTCCATATCCAAATCATATGAGTTCATCAACAAAAAGGGCGGTATGGATAAAAATATTGATATCCCTAATACAGACTACAGTATATCATTTAGAAAGATACTTCCTGATGGGGATATCAATTATTATATCGTGGGTAATTCGAAAAAAGGTACATATCAAAGTAAGTACGTTACTAGTAGTCTTGAAAACCTTGAAAACCTTTTCTCAAACTATCAAATGTTTGATATTTTCGATTAATAATCCCAATACCGTCTTGTCATAACTTCACGTAGGTGGTTATATAGGTCCTCAATTTCGGTTTCAGTTAAGACAACAGAAGTATTTGTCTCCTTGTCGATAATACTCAACAAACCCTCGTAGTAGATTGCCTTGTTGAAATCCATATCTAATTCGAAATCATCAGTGTCAAATGGTGGGTTATCTATATCATCATCCTCATCTTCATCACCGGTATCCCCCAAATTAAAAAGTCCGTATTGTAAGTGTGATGGTTTTTCGTAACTATATTCAAACTTATTGTAACCGAGTTTTTCAACAATGTTCAAACCAGCATCAATCGCCTTTTCAACGTCCTCAACTACTATGAACTCATTCGGTGTGTGCATGTTGTAGTATCCACAAGAGATATTGATACAAGAAAAGTCACCTTTCTTTTTGATTTGTGATACGTCGGTGTAAGGGTGAGACTGACGGAGCATCTTGACACCCATGGCGGATTCAATCACAGGAAGAACTTGATTAATGAACTCACCATTTTGTTCAAACAAACGAACTCCCGAGCATAACTCGGTAATTAGAGCGTCACCGGGTGCGTCAAACTGAACGGCATAACCAACATCATTTAAAAAGTTCACATCACATTTTGATGAACCAACACAACCAGTTTCTTCAGATACAAAAAGACCGACTTTACAGTATTCAAGTTTTTCAAGAAGTTCCAAACATATGAAAATTCCACACTTATCGTCACCACCAATTCCGGTGGGGTCTCCATCAGGAGTAATTGCTTTAAGTGATTTATGTTGAACGGTAGGGTCGAAAGACATACCAAACGTATTTGGTTTTGGTAACAAAGTTTTTACCACCACAATTTCTTCCACCATTTCGTGTACCGTGTCCGTGTGAGCGATAAACATCGGGTAGTATCCTGATGTCAAGATTCCTTTTGTTGCGTAGATGTTTCCATAGTCGTCATTGTATACGGAAACACCATCCATTTTGGAAATAACACCCATAAGGTAATTGACCATACGGTCTTCATGGTAAGTTTTGCTTGGAACCGAAAGTAGTTCCATAAATCGTTTGAGGGTGTTATTTTCCATAGTGACTACAAAGATAATAAAAAATTGTTAACAAACAAAAAAAAAAGGGGGGTTAATTCCCCCCCTCAATTAATACTTCTTCTTTTGATGTGAGGGTTACCACTTCATCGGTAACTGTGAGTTGGTAATGTCCACCAATCTTAATGTTACTTCGAAGTACTTCCTCAGAGATAAAGTCTTCCACTTTTTCTTGAATTGCTCGTTTGATAGGACGGGCACCGTACTTTTCGTCAAATCCAACTTTCGCCAAGAACACATGGAGAGATTCGTCAAAGTCAACGTGGTAACCAAGACGGTTCAAACGCTTCGTAAGTTTTGAAAGTTCAATATTTACGATTTGTTTAACTTCAGTTTCTCCGAGAGAACTAAACATAACCACTTCATCAACACGATTTAAGAACTCAGGTGTAAAATAATTTTTAAGTTCTTTTTGAAGAAGTTGTACTTTCAAGTCTTCGTTTGAGGACATACGTGATGATGTCTCAAATCCAACACCAGTACCAAAGTCTTGAAGTTTTTTAACGCCGATGTTAGATGTCATGATGATGATACAGTTCTTGAAGTTAATCTTACGACCCATACCATCTGTCAGGTGACCGTCATCCAACACTTGAAGAAGAAGTGAGAAGATGTCCTTGTTCGCCTTTTCAATTTCGTCAAACAACACAACCGAATATGGTTTGTTCTTAACTGCTTCGGTAAGTTGACCACCTTCGTTGAAACCAACATAACCTGGAGGTGAACCAATCAATCGAGACATCGCATGTTTTTCTTGATATTCTGACATGTCCACACGAATAAGAGCATCTTCAGCTCCAAAAATTTCCTTAGCCAATTGTTTTGCCAAGTGTGTTTTACCAATACCTGTTGAACCCAAGAAAATGAACGAACCAATTGGACGATTTGGGTCTTTAATACCCACACGGTTACGGCGAACCGCTTTTGCAATCTTGGTTACAGCGGAGTCCTGACCGATAACATTCATTTTTAGACTGTTCTCAAGTTCAAGGAGACCTTCCATTTCTTTTTGTGATAGTTTGTTCACTGGGATTTTGGTCATAAGTGAAACAACCTCGTAGACCATTTCTTCGGTGATAAGTTTTCGCTGAGTATTTTGTTTGAGTTCAAAATCTTTTTTAGCGTCCTCAAGTTGTTTGAGGATTTTCTTTTCCTTGTCACGAAGATGAGCGGCTTCTTCGTAGTTCTGTTTTTTTACCACAAGAAGTTTTTGTTCTTTGATGTCTAACGCTTTGAGTTTTAGTTGCTCAATCTCTTCAGGGAGTTTGACATTGATTTGAGAGCGAGCACCGACTTCATCCATGATGTCAATTCCTTTATCGGGGAATTCACGGTCAGTGATGTAACGGTCAGCCAAATAAACACATGCCTCAAGTGACTCTTTTGAATACTCTACTTTGTGGTGTGCCTCATAACGGTCCTTGATGTTGTTTAGGATTTGAAGGGTTTCTTCAGGTGATGCTGCATCCACCAGTACTTTTTGGAAACGACGTTCCAACGCACCATCCTTTTCGATGTTCTCACGATACTCATCCAATGTGGTTGCTCCGATACATTGGAGCTCACCACGAGCAAGTGCCGGTTTAAAGATGTTCGAGGCATCCAATGAACCAGATGAATTACCCGCTCCGATGATGGTATGGATTTCATCGATGAAGACAATGATATCAGGGTTATTATTAAGTTCCTCAAGAATTACCTTAAGACGCTCTTCAAACTGTCCACGATATTTGGTACCGGCAACAATCGAGGTCATGTCCAACGACACGATACGTTTGTCACAAAGATTTTGTGGACATTCACCTTGGAAGATTTTCATTGCCAACCCCTCAACGATTGCGGTTTTACCACAACCAGGTTCACCAATAATAATTGGATTATTTTTCTTTCTACGAGATAGGATTTGTGCAATCCGTGCAATCTCTTGGTCCCT